TGATGATAAATATGTTAAGCGATTCCTAAATAAAACAAAGGATTATAAACAATTTATTTCTGAAGAAAATGATGATTTGTTTAAAGATGATATTTACCTTCTAAAGAATGTGAATTTTAAAGATATTTGGACTTCTGGTGAAATTAGTGATAATAACAAGAAGAAGATTTGGGAATATCTACAGACTTTATATGTTTTGTCCGAAACTATTATTAATGATACTAAAACAATTTCTGAATTAGTTAATCAGTTTAAGAATATTAATGAGACTGAAGAGGAAACTGATACTCAGGCTGACCCAAATATTGATAAAGATGTTTTTAAAATGCTAAAGAACCTTTCGAATAGTAATAATGAAAATGTTGATAATATCTTTAATGAGTCTGGTATGATTGGAAAACTAGCGAGTGAATTAACCGAAGAATTAGATATTAATAACTTAGATTTAGGTATAGATCTCGAAAAAGGTGATGGAAATATGGAAGACCTTTTTTCCAATCTTATTAGTGGCGATAATTCTTTAAAATTTATGAATCTTATACAAACGGTTGGAAATAAAATCCAAACTAAAATTCAGAGTGGTGAATTAGATGCTTCTTCTCTACTTAGTGAAGCACAGAGTGTTATGGCTAATTTAAATAATAACCCTGACCTTGCAAATATGGCTAATATGCCTAACATGGCAAATATGGCGAATATGGCTAACATGGCGAATATGGCGAATATGGCGAATGCCCCATTAAATCCAACTCAGGAGAGATTAAGAAAAAAACTAGAGAAAAGAAATCAAAATAAAAATGAATAATAATATATATGAGTGATACATTTTGGTTTGATGACTTTAAAATATTATTAGATAAAGAACTTATTAGAGAATATTTTCCAACTAAGGAGATGAGTATAGAAAAAAAATTAAATTCGTTAGTTAGATTTTCGTTATATCTATCGTTTTTATTATCTCTACTAACAAATAATATTAACTATATTTTTATACTAATAGTAACTCTATTTTTGACATATTTAATTTATATATTTAGAAAGACGGATGAAACTAATTAAGTTAATTATAAAAAAATTTATATTTCTATAGTATATGGATAGACAAACATTAAGAATTAATGAATTAACATCTTTACAACAGGATGACAATTTTAAAAAATATGATACTGTTCAGGCACTTAGTGGTGGGGAATATATGTTAAAGGATTTTACAGAAGTACATCCTAATAATACTAAAATAGCAACAAATCAGCCTTTTCTTAATTTTGATGATGGATTTGGAGTTAATGCTGAACTAATTGATGAAGAAAAGCGTGAAGGTAAAGTAAATAATTTTAGAGGTGATGCGAACCAATTATTTCCAAGACCGTATCTTACAATTCCATATACAGGAAAAGGTAAATATCATGTAGATATTGATAGTGAGATTAGGTCAGCTAATATTGCAGGTGATGACAGGGCTTGTAATTCACTATCTGGGGTTTCTATTGAACATCAATATACTCCACTAGTTCCTAATCTTAAAGAAACTATACAAAATCCTAAAAATTTAATCCCAGAAGATTCTGTTCCGGATTGGTTTAGAGGAGGTGTAGACACAACCCAAATAAGAAAAGATGTAGATTTTTTTGAAAGATGTCTTGATGACCAGAAGGTTAGAGATATACTAACAAAGAAGAAGACATATTTGACTACAGAACCAGTTCTTAGAACCGACAACTAATTTTTTATTTTATTTTATTTCTTTTATTTTTCTGTTAAAAAAAAATATTTTTTAATGGTATATGAGTAGCAACAGATTAATGTACGATACTTGTGCAGAACAGACTAGAATTAATCAGAGCGCAGGAACAGCTGGTTATCTTTTAGATAGTGATAAATATGAAAATATTAATAAATGTAGAAATGGGTTCGGTCTTATCGGTGGTTCTAATGTGAGTCATATTTCTGGTAATATTGTAGATTTAGAATCAGATTTATATGGTATTACGAGAAAAGCTTCTATGTGTCCTGATGAAAAATTTTTTTCTAAATGCTCTTTAGAAGATATTAATAATTGCCAACCGAATGATATTGTAATTAGAGGAAATGAGTCAACAGAAGAAAGGGTTATTTCAACAGATTTATTACATTTACCAACTTGTAATATAGTGGACTATCCGCCAGTTGTTCTTCCTAAAAAAATTAAAATAAATAAAATAATTAAATAATTTATTAAAATAATATCTATATATATATATGAGTTTTACTAATTTAAATTACGATAACGCTGCTTATGACCAGTCATTAAAGGAATCGCTAGGTAGTTTAAAATATCAGTTAAATACCCCACAACATTCACAATGTTTTGTCGAAGACCCGAATATTGCTATGCAAAAATCGGGTGTTAGTGTAGATGTAACTAACCCAATGATAGATGTTGATTCAGAACTACTAGGTTTAACAAGAAAACATAGTAATGATCCACACAAACAATATCTACCAAAAATGGATAAAGATGGAAATGTTTGTTTAGAAACAAAAAAAATGAATTATAATCCTTGTAAAAATGTTAAAACCGAACACACCAGATTAAGTAACCCTAGTTTTAATCTTAGAGGTACTGGTTGGAACAGATGGGAATGGTTATGCCAGAACCCACAGGATAAATTAGAATTAGAATTTTCTATGAATACTGATACTAAAAATTTGGCTAAAGATTCTCATAGACCAATTATTCCATCGCCTTTAGGTTCGAGTAATTCTTTACCTAAAGAAAATAGTGAAAGTAAAAATGAAGAAGTATATGTTTTTGATGAAGTCCCAACAAATCCAGTAAGTGTTAGTTGGGAAAGACCAGTAAACCAGCCATTAGATTATGATGGATGGCAGCCAAAGAATGTTCTTAGTAACGAGGCACAAGTTCCTACTGGTCCTGTCAGCACTCAGTGGCAGACACATAACACATTAGATAATTATTAACGAGCGAAAGCAATTTCACCCGTACCCTTTTCAATTCTTAGAATATTATAAGATACAGCATAAACCTTGACTTCTGAAACCACGGCCTGGGCCTCTTCAGTTAATGTAATTATAATTTCTGCATCAGATATTCTTGAGAAATTACATGTCCCTGAAGGTTGATGATCTTCTGGGTCTATAGCAAAAGAATAAACATTTATTCCACTACATGGAACATTAGTATGGTGTTGATATGGTTGTATAACATTAAAATAGAAACCTTCCCTCTCATCGAATCTTCTTACACCATTAAGGAACAATGAAGCATTTTTAGTTGGATTATCACCATTATAAGTAATTCTTTGAGCATTATCAAATCCCGGTTTATTCCATAATCCATTTTCATCGGTAACATGGGTAGTTGTATCAGTCGGTATTGTTGCAGGCTGATTGAACATATGAGACATAGTAAAATTTTTATATAAACTACTTTCTGCCTCAGTAGTTTCTGTTCTTGTAGAATTAAAATATTGTGATATAAAATCAAATCCGGTTGAAGCACATTGAGTAATTCCTAATCCAGTAAAATCAGCTAATTGAGTATTCTGTCCATCCCAGCTAGTAGAGGCAGAGGCCGTTAATTGATTGTCTAAAAAGTCAGGAGTATGTATAGTTTTGTTTGCTGTAGCTGTAGATTTATATGATAACTTAGCCGCAGGTAAACGTGTAAAGAAATTTTCATTAGTTCTACCACCCACCATACCACAACCACCCTTTGGACTAGGAACACCTGTATACCCAGTAAAATCAAATTTATCTGTATAATTATATCTTTGTATACCGCCTCTTGATTGGCAGAACCTTTTATCTATAAGGTTAACAGGTCGAATTCTCCATATTAATTCTTTAACGGGATTAAAAAAATTTAGGTCAACTGTATGGGTTTGACTGTTAACTGATGTGAATGAAGTACCACGTGTCTGAATTTTTTCTATAAGATATTCGTGTCTGTTATTTGCGAATCTTTTTTTTTCATCATTATCAAGATAGATATAATCTGCATATATAAATGCGTTCCTTAAAGATGGTTTATTATTTGATTGGAAAATATTAGCGGAGGTAGAATGACGAACTGTATTTATTTTAGATCCACCACCACTAGAAAATAACTCTCCATCACCAGAAACGAGTTGTTCAGATGCCCATATTAATTCTTCTAATTCTTCAAATTCTATATCTACCATTACTTCAGCTTTTTCTAATGCTATTAATGGTAAAGCTTGTCCAGGATTTTTACAGAACCAAAATTGTAAAGGTATATACAAGTTTCTTGCATCTGTCATTTTAAAATTACTTACGTCAACGCCATCTGGAACAACAGCCTCATCAATCATACCACGAACACTATGAATCTGTGTTAATTCAGGGACATTTCCTACCATTTCAGCATAGGCATGTTTTTTTCCTTCCTTTTGTGATAATTCATTCCAAATATGAAGCCATTCTCCATCTTGTTCATCAATAATAGTCTGTCCTATAGAAATAGAAGAGTTTTTAATAATAGAATGACCTAACCAATTTAACCATCGGAAAGCCTTATATGATTTTGCTGAAACATCGACATTTACTTCTGGAATTTCAACATATAAATAAAGTTTATGTAAAAGGTCAGGTCCTTTAGGGATTCTACAGTTAACTGGATCACCGAAATCAGGCTTAGATGTAAAATTTAATTTTCTAGATTCTATAGCAAAATTAGTATGCCTCCTATAAACACTTTTGAAAAATGTAATCTGAGGATTTCCTGTTAGATAATTATTTTCTGTAGCTTCCGCTATTAATTGTAATGAAGCTCCACCCATAATACTATTTATAAATATTATTTCTTAAGTTATAATTTAAAGAAGTTATTTAAAAGACATTATATTAAATTTATAATTATGTCATTTAAAAACAAAAATAATAAAAGAATACAATACGATACAAAGGTAACGTTAGAATCAAAACATAATTCCTTTGTAAATAATTTTATAAAAAAAGAAGATATTTTAAAAATGGAAGTGGAAAGAAAGGAATTAGAATTGCAACTTAAAACAGCTAATAATATTGAAGATGAACTAAAAATTAAGGATAGAATTATTTTGTTGAAAGAAGATATATGTAACTATAACAATAATAATAATAATAGTAATGAAATCGAATATTTTTTAGACAATGGGAATCTAATATTTCAATATTATAATAGCAATACATCGGCACCTATACAAAAACAATCGAATTTAAAGGGAACATCTCCTAATATTATGTCTTTCTTTAATGAACCAAAGTCTAATACTAAAAAAACAGATGAAAACGAATCTAATAATAATAGAAAGAATTTATTTAATAGTTATTTGCTCAATACTAAGGAAAATTATCAAATTGATTTTGATGAATTTAAACATAATGTAGAATTGTGTAATAAATGTCAAATAAATAAAATAGTGTACATGTCAGAAGGGAAACAAATATGTCCTCAATGTGGAGAAGAATCATTTATTTTAATAGAATCGGATAAACCATCCTATAAAGATCCTCCTAGAGAAATTACTTATTTTTCCTATAAACGTATTAATCACTTTAATGAATGGCTGGAACAATTCCAAGCTAAAGAAACGACAGATATCCCTAAGGATATTTATGAAAAAATATTATTAGAAATAAAAAAGGAAAGGCTTGATATTAATCTATTAAAACCAGGAAAGTTAAGATATATTCTTAAAAAGATTGGAAAAAATAAGTATTATGAACATATACCTCATATTTTAAATAAACTAAATGGGAAAACACCTCCGGTTATGTCTGTTGAAACAGAGGAAGAACTTAGACGCATGTTTAAAGAAATTCAGATTCCATTCCATAAATTCTGTCCTAAAAATAGGAAGAATTTTTTGTCTTATTCGTATGTATTGCACAAATTCGTTGAATTATTAGGTTTACATGAATTTGAGAAAAGTTTTCTATTACTAAAAAGTAGAGAGAAATTACACCAACAAGATATTATTTGGAAAGATATATGTAATTATCTAAAGTGGGAATATATTTCAAGTATTTAATTATTTTTATCATTAATATTTATCGATGGGAACAAAATATCTATTATACTAAACATTATAATATTTACCGTAATAATTTTAATTTTATTAGATTGTGAAATATCTAGCGTATTAAGTAAAAGATAGTTTATTAGGAAAAGAAATGAAATTTTTAAAACCTTTCTAATTAGCTCTCTTGGATTAACAAGTTTAAAAGTCATTAATATTAATAAATATATTTTTTTCAATTTCTATTTAAACAAATAATTCTTTAGAATACTATTATGTCAGACGATAATGAAACATTTCTTGAAGGCGATAACAACATTCCCGGACAAAACTTTGTGTGTCTCTCGTTCCTCTCTCCTGAAGAGGTTATGAAAAGCAAAGAAGTTTATATGTTCCACCGTTATA